AGTTTACACCAGGTAAAGGCCAAGACAAAATAAGTCGAGTTAATGCTGTGTCAGATCTATTTAGAAGTGGTATAGTGTGGGCTCCCGATAGACGATGGGCACATGAGGTTATAGAAGAGTGCAACGACTTTCCAAGTGGAGCAAATGACGACTTAGTTGACTCGACGACGTTAGCATTAATGAGATTTAGACAAGGTGGGTTTATTAGACTACCAAGTGATGAAGCAGATGAAATTAAAGGATTTAAATCGTCGAAGAATAAGTTGTATTTAGTTTAAGGATAAATTATGGCAGATAATGTAGATAAGAGTTTGTACCAAGCCCCAATGGGATTAGATCAAGACCCACAGAATCCAGAAACAACCGGATTAAATATTGAAATTGAAAATCCAGATAGCGTAACGCTTGATGATGGTAGCATGGAAATTACCATTGAACCCGGTAAAGAAACTGACGACGAGTTTAATGATAACTTAGTAGAAGACATGGATGAAGGTCAGTTGACTGAATTGTCAGGTGATTTGCTTGGTGAATTTGATGCTGATGTAGCGTCTCGTAAAGATTGGTTAACTACTTATGTAGATGGCTTAGAGTTACTAGGTCTTAAAGTAGAAGACAGAACAGAACCATGGCCAGGTGCATGTAACGTATATCACCCTCTTATGACAGAAGCGCTCGTTAAGTTCCAAGCTGAAACAATGATGGAAACATTCCCTGCCGCAGGCCCAGTTAAAACTGTAATTGTCGGTAAACAAACAAAAGAAAAAGAAGAAGCAGCAGAACGAGTTCGTGATGACATGAACTATCAACTTACGGATATGATGCCTGAGTACAGACCTGAGCATGAACGAATGCTATGGGGATTAGGACTAGCCGGTAATGCGTTTAAAAAAGTTTACTATGATCCAAACTTAGAACGCCAAGTATCTATGTATGTTCCCGCAGAGGATATCGTAGTTCCATACGGTGCATCTAATTTAGAAACAGCAGAACGTGTCACACACGTCATGCGTAAGACAAAGAACGAATTAAAGAAACTTCAAGTAGCAGGGTTCTACCGTGATGTTGATCTTGGTGATCCTTATGCAGAAGCAGACGAAGCTGAAAAAAAGATTGCAGAGAAATTAGGATTTAATCCGTCAGAAGATGATCGATACAAGATCCTTGAAATGCACGTATTATTAGATTTAGAAAATGGTGATAGTGAAGACGGTATTGCGTTACCTTATGTAGTAACGATTGAAAAAGGTACAGCGACTATTTTAGCTATTCGTCGTAACTGGAACCCAGATGACAAGAAACAATTAAAACGTCAACACTTTGTCCACTACGGCTACATACCAGGCTTTGGTTTCTATTGCTTCGGTTTAATCCATTTGATAGGTGCTTTCGCCAAATCAGGTACTATGATCTTACGTCAACTTGTTGACGCGGGTACCCTATCAAACTTACCAGGTGGTCTCAAGTCAAGAGGCTTACGTATCAAAGGCGATGACACCCCGATTGCTCCAGGTGAATTCCGTGATGTCGATGTTCCATCAGGTGCCATACGAGACAACATTTTAATGTTACCGTATAAAGAGCCTTCACAAGTGCTTAACCAATTGATGAATCAGATCATCGAAGAAGGACGCCGTTTTGCATCAGCTGCGGATATGAAAGTGTCTGACATGAGTGCTAACTCTCCCGTGGGCACAACCCTTGCTATCTTAGAAAGAACATTAAAAGTAATGTCAGCTGTACAAGCTCGTATTTACTACGCGATGAAGCAAGAGTTTAAATTACTTAAAGGCATTATTCGAGATTACACGCCAGAAGAATATTCATACGAGCCTGAAGTAGGCGATCGTCGTGCTAAACAAGCTGACTATGATAATTGCGATGTGATTCCAGTAAGTGATCCTAATGCTGCAACGATGTCACAGAAAGTTGTTCAGTATCAAGCGGTTATGCAGATGGCACAACAGAATCCACAGATTTATGACTTACCAGAACTTAATAAACAGATGCTAGAAGTATTAGGCGTTAAGAATATAGGTAAGCTTATTCCAACAGCGGATGATCAGAAACCGAAAGACCCTGTAGCAGAAAATATGGCGATACTTAATGGTAAACCTGTTAAAGCGTTTATCTACCAAGATCATGAAGCACATATTAAAGTGCACATGGCAGCTATGCAAGACCCTAAGATTGCTCAGCTTGTAAATCAAAATCCTCAAGCACCGTTAATCCAAGCCGCTGCACTAGCACATATTAATGAGCATATTGGGTATCAGTATAGAAAAGAAATTGAAGCTCAACTTGGTGCTGCGCTACCTGAACCAGATCAAGAGCTACCACCGAATGCTGAGTTTGAAATATCTAAACTTATGGCTCAAGCGGCAGGACAACTTTTACAAAAGAACCAAGGTGAAGCTGCGCAACAACAAGCACAACAACAAATGCAAGATCCGATTGTTCAAATGCAACAACAAGAACTTCAAATTAAGCAACAAGAAGTTGAAATCAAAGCACAAAAAACAATGGCAGATATTGAAATTGATAAAGCTAGATTACAACTTGAAAAAGCTAAAATGGATTCCCAAGAACGTATTGAGGGAGTAAAGATTGGAGCCAAGACTACTTTTGATAAAGAGAAATTGCAAGAAGATCAAAAGGTACGAGGAATTGAACTTGGTATGCAATCAGTTCAGAAACAACAAGATATGCAACATCAAAAAGAATTAGCACAAATGAATAAACAACAACCAAAGGAGTAGTAAATGATAGACCCAACGCTTGAGCTATTAATCAGTAGAATAGCTGAAAGACGCAAAGAAGTATTAGGTTCAATTGCTGAAGGTTCTGCGAAAGATTATGCGCATTACCAATCTGCTGTAGGATATATACGAGCTTGCGATACGATACAAGGTATTATTGCTGACATCGTAGACAGGATGGAGAACTCAGATGAGTGAACCAATTCTTACAATGAATAAAAATTTAGTTGATGCTAGTGGCCGACCAATTATTATTCCATCGATAGGCGCAGTAGAAGCAGAAGACGTACCAATTGAAGAACGGGGTTTACAACTACCTGAACCCAAAGGATACAAGATACTTTGCGCAATTCCCGATGCGGCGGAAACATATAAAGGCGGCATTGTAAAAGCAGATTCAACTAGAACTATAGAAGAGCATTCAACTGTAGTTTTGTTTGTAGTAAAAGTAGGTGACTTAGCATATAAAGATGAAGTCAGATTTCCTACAGGTCCATGGTGTAAAGAAGGTGATTTTGTTTTAACGCGTGCATACGCAGGTACTAGATTTAAAATTCACGGAAGAGAATTCCGCATTATTAACGACGACACAGTTGAGGGGGTTGTAGAAGATCCTCGTGGCTATACTCGCGCATAGGAGAATTAAAATGGCTGACGTAAAAGATGGAGATATTGTCTTTGAATATCCAGACGATGATGACGAAATACCAGGTACTAAGTTACCTGATGAAAAAGAAGTAGAACTTAAAGAAACAGTAGCTGAAGCTAAAGTAGAAACTAAAGATGTACAAGACGAACTTGATCTTGAAATAGAAGACGATACCCCACCGCAAGATAAGGGTCGTGAACCGCTACCAAAAGAAGTGGTAGATGAATTAGAAAAAGATACTCTCGATGATTACTCTGAAAGAGTTAAACAAAGAATGGCGCAGCTTAAAAAAGTTTGGCATGACGAAAGACGTGCTAAAGAATCTGCAGACCGTGAGAGAGAAGAAGCAATTAAATTTGCCCAACAAATCTCAGATGAAAATAGAAAACTTAAATCTAACTTAAGTTCTGGAGAAGAAACTTATATCCAAACTCTTAAGAGTGCATTAGAGAATGAGCTAAATTTAGCCAAGCGAGATTATCGTGAAGCCTATGATTCAGGTAATACTGATCAAATTATTGACGCTCAATCTAAAATGAATGATGCACAATATAAATTGTCTCAAGCTAATCAATATGAGCCTAGATTTAAAAGTACTTTACAAGAAGGCCAAAATGAGGTATATATACCACAAAATCAACCTTCTGTTCCTAAACCTGATACTAGAGCTCTTGCTTGGCAAGATAATAATAAGTGGTTTGGGCAAGATGAAGAAATGACAAGCCTTGCATTAGGCTTACATGAGAAATTAGTTAGAAGTGGGATCAGTCCTACCTCTGACGAATATTACCGTCGTATTGATAGTACGATGCAGAAACGATTCCCAGAAAACTTTGGGGATGCAACGCTAGACGAGGAAAAACCCGCCGAGCGCACAAAACCTTCGACTGTAGTTGCACCGGCAACGCGTAGCACCGCGCCTAAAAAAGTGCGTCTGACAAAGACACAAGTAGCGTTAGCCAAGAAATTTGGTTTAACACCGGAGCAATATGCAAGAGAAACTTTAAAATTGGAGAATGCAAATGGATAATACAAACAGAACAGATCGTGAAATAGATACAAGAGAAGACTTTCAACGTGCAGACAGCTGGAAACCTGCCTCCCTATTACCTGAGTTTAAAAAGGTACCTGGATGGGCATACCGTTGGATCAGAACTAGTCTATTAAACGAGGCTGATAATCTAAATGTTTCTTCAAAAATGCGTGAAGGATGGGAGCCCGTTAAATTAGCGGACCACCCTGAAATGAGAATAATGGTTGACCAAAATGCTCGGTTTAAAGACGGAGTTGAAATTGGTGGACTATTATTATGTAAAATTCCAGAAGAGTTTGTTGAACAACGTAAGGCCCACTATGCAAACATAGCGAAACAACAAGCCGAAGCAGTTGACAACAGCTTTATGAAACAGAATGATCCTCGTATGCCTCTTTTCTCAGATAAGAAAGCTACATCGTCATTCGGTAAAGGTAAATAACACAAAGGAGACATATTATGTCAGCAACAGCAACCCCGTACGGCTTAAAACCCGTAAATGAAATCGGTGGTCTACCATATGCTGGTAGTACACGTCAGATCAAGATTGCTTCCGGCTACGCTTCAAATATATTCTACGGTCAAGTAGTTTCTATTGTAGCAGCAGGTACAATCGAAGTAGTAACAACAGTTGGATCAGCAGCATCACCGTTCCCAGCTGGTACAATAGGCGTTTTTGTAGGTTGCACTTACACTAACCCAACAACAAAGCAATTAACATTCTCACAATACTTTCCAACTGGAACAGTAGCAGATGATGCTATGGCTTACGTTGTAGACGACTACAATACTTTATTCCAAGTTCAAGCAGCTGGTTCACTAGCTCAAGCTACACTTGGTTCTAATGCCGTTTTAAATGCGGCTCAATCAACATCTACAGGTTCAACAACTACCGGTAATTCAAACACAGCACTTAGTACTACAGTGGCTACTACTTCTGGTATTGCGTTCCGTATTGTAGATTTTGTTGAAAGCACAACATCAACAGTGGGTGATTCATATACTGACGTCTTGGTTAAATTTAACCCAGTCGCTCATTCATACAACAACCCAACTGGTATCTAAGGAGAATAAAACATGGCTATTTCACGCGCACAGCTCCTTAAAGAGCTCTTACCAGGACTAAATGCACTATTTGGTTTAGAATATAAACGTTACGGCGAAGAACATAAAGAACTCTACGAAACAGAGACTTCAGAACGTTCATTCGAAGAAGAAACAAAACTTTCAGGCTTTGCGGCAGCACCTGTTAAAAACGAAGGCAATGCCATCGCTTACGACAATGCTCAAGAAGCTTTTACTGCTCGATACAATCACCAAACTATCGCTCTTGGCTTTTCTTTAACAGAAGAAGCTGTAGAAGATAACTTGTATGACACATTATCAGCACGTTACACAAAGGCTTTAGCTCGCGCTATGGCTTACACAAAACAAGTTAAGGCTGCTGCAGTTCTTAATAATGGCTTCACTAATTCATCACAGTATTACGGTGGTGATGGTGTTCCATTGTTCTCTACTTCACATCCAACTGTTGGTGGTGGCGTAAATAACAACACTCAAACAACTCCTACAGACTTGAACGAAACAGCACTAGAAAACGCTGTTATTCAAATCGCTGCTTGGACAGATGAGCGTGGCCTATTGATCGCTGCTCAACCACGTAAGTTAGTAGTTCCACCAGGTAATCAGTTCGTTGCAACTCGTTTGCTCGAAACTGAACTTCGTGTTTCTACAGCTGACAATGATATCAATGCTATTAAGAATAATGGTTCAATTCCAGAAGGTTACACAATTAACCATTACTTGACAGACAGCGATGCATACTTCTTAACAACTGATGTACCTAACGGTATGAAGCACTTTGTGCGTACTCCGTTATCTACTTCTATGGATGGCGATTTTGACACAGGCAATGTTAGATACAAGGCTCGTGAGCGTTATTCATTCGGTTGGTCAGATCCTCTCGGTATGTGGGGCTCACCAGGCGCTTAATTGCGTTTGGCTAAGTAATACCAGATCAACCCAGTTTCGGCTGGGTTTTTCTTTGCCTGCAATTCATGATTTTACGTATTCCACAGGCAAATCTTCGGAGTAATATGTAGTTATACACACGGTGTGTATATCTTTTAAAAGGAAATTATTATGTGGACAACTCCAGCAGCAACTGAAATGAGATTTGGCTTTGAAGTAACTATGTACGTAATGAACAAGTAATGATTATCGTAACAGACTGTTATTAAATTAGGGGCTTCGGCCCCTTTTTGCTGTATAATACTTGCAAATAGTATGCATTCATGTATTATTTGAATATCCGGGTATATCCGGTTTATTAGACTGTCCCGGCAGACGCATATAAGACTAATAGACTTAACTCTATATGGAGAAAATCAAATGGCTAATACAACCTTTTCGGGCCCAGTCACGTCAACCAATGGCTTTATTACAGGTACAGGCGTTAATTCAACAGTTACAGCAGCAACATTAACCGTTACAGCAGATGCTTACAATGGTCAAACAATCAATTTATCACGTGCAGCAGGTATTACAGTTACACTACCAGCAGCTACAGGTTCAAACGCTGTTTACACATTCGAAGTTGCAACATCAGTTACATCTAATAATAATGTAATTCAAGTTGCTAACGCAACAGACGTCATGAACGGCTTTTCATCAGTTGCCGGTACTACAGGCTCTGTATTCAGTACTCTCCCAGCTTCAGATACTATTACTATGAATGGCACAACTACAGGCGGTTTAATTGGTTCTTACGTTCAAGTTACTGATCTTGCAGCTGGCTATTATTTAGTACAAGCGTCTTTAATAGGTTCTGGTACACCAGCTACACCATTCTCTGCAGCTGTAAGTTAATTAATCACTGGGGGCGCCTAGCCCCCTCACTAAATAAAGGAGATTAATTATGATGCAAACAGATGTTTTAGTTAGTGCGGTATTAACCGCTGATGGGCAATTTACAAACGCAGCTGGAACAGCTGATATTACAAGATGTCGAGTAAAAGCTGTATATATAATTCCATCAGCCACAGCAGGTAGTGTGGTATTTAAAGATGGTGGAACAAGTGGTACAACTATTATGACGCTCAATACCGTAGGATCTGTAACTGAACCTACCTATTTATTATTTCCAGGCGAAGGTGTTTTATTTACCACCAAAGTTTATGCGGATGTAACTAGTATAGGTTCGGTAACTATTTTCTATGGCTAAAAAAGGAGTATCCTTAGCAATCGGACGTGGTGAGAAGCTCCCTGTGTCTAAAGGCGCAGGTCTTACCGCTAAAGGTCGTGCAAAGTATAACGCAGCTACTGGGTCAAACCTAAAGGCTCCTCAACCACAAGGTGGCGCTCGTAAGAAGTCGTTTTGTGCTAGGATGTCTGGTATGCCTGGTCCTATGAAAGATGAAAAAGGTAGACCTACTAGGAAAGCCGCATCACTAAAAAGGTGGAAATGTTAATGAGTACAGAACGAGAACTTGCCGAACATGGCGTTGAAATTAAACACATTCAAACAGACGTAGACACTCTTATGGAAGATATGAACGAGTTAAAGAAAAGACTTGATGCTATTGAGTCTGCCCTTAACGAAATCAAAGGTGGTTGGAAAGTATTTATATTTA